CTGATCTGCAGATCGGTCAGCGACGCAAACCGCCTGCCCTCCTCAACGATATTGCCGAGAAGGACATGGAGAACACTGGACGGTTCTTTGTAGGGAAGGAAGGTGATGTTCTCACTGATGGACCCGCTCGGTACATCAACGTCCCTGAACTCGCCCGGCGCAATCGGGGTGTCGTCTCCGCGTATCCGGAGGCCCCTCGACTTCAATCCACCAGGGAGATTGTTCAGCGTACCAGCATCAACGAGCTGTCTAAGGATAGAGGTGGCAGATCTTGCGATCCCACCAATCATGTGGATGAGACCGAAACCGTAGAAGCCTAGACCGGGGACATATTCATAGTGAACAAAATGCTCACGTCTTAGCTTCTTGGGATCATCCTCCATCCAATTCCTACGGATAGATAGAACGATACGAGTTCCGCGATCAATCGTTACAACATAAGGAAGAGCGATCCCGGTCTCTTCCCCAGAAGAATCTTCGTCTTCAAAACCCTCTAGGTCTAGATCGACATGCATCTCCAGGATGAGATTCCTACCATCGGATTCATAGGTAGGCTCTTCTCCTGTAAGCTGATCATACTTCTGCTGGATCTTGCTATCGTCATCGGGGTCATCACCCAAGCTCACATCACGGTAGAAGCCACTTACCTGCAGCTTCCGTATGTCGTTCTTGTTCCTCTTCATCTGGTGCGTGATTCGTTCACACGTGCTCAGAGAAGAGGCACCGTAAGAGACAACCAAATCTTCAGACGGAACAAACATCGAAGAGGGTCGATCCAGATTCGGATCCCAATAGATCTTACGGAAAGCCGAACCGGCCAACGGCAAACTAAACAGGAGCTTTTCTGTCTCACTCCTATATTCAGTCATCACATCAACCAAGATATAGTTCATGAAGTCTTGGATTCGATGAGCCTGCTTGACCTTATCGTCAGTCGGTACACCTACGATCTTCGTCCTGACTGGACCACCCGGAGGGAAGATCTCACCAATGGCTTGGCTTTGGAAACGGACAACGGCTTCCGAAAGGATCGGATGCGTCACACCACACGCACCATCCCACGGGGTGGTCCTATTCTCAATCTTCAAACCAAGCTGATCGAGACCTTTGATGTAGCTCTCTTCCCAATCCTTCCGACTCGTCTTGTCAGACATGTACAGTCCAACAAGTTCAGATGACAACCTGGAAAGAGCCTGGTCTTTCATATACTCCGAGAGGTTTGATGAGAACTCTGAATCATCACCCTCAGAAGCCTGCGGATCAAAATCAATCAGCACCCCGCCATCATCTGTCATGACAGAGACAGACTCAGGGTTCACGATCTCGATCTCTACCTCTTCTTCTTCAGGTAGAAAATCCTGAACACTGACAGGCATCTCTTCCAATGTCTTTTCAATAGCCAATCAATATCACCTGATCTTGATGTCTGGATAGATCTTCAATGCTTTCTTTGCCGCACATCTGAAACAAACATCATAGGTAGTATACCGACGAAAGTCACTGTTCTTGTAAACAACTATCTCACCGTTACATTTTTTACAACGAGTACTAACAGGAACCCGTAGATAGTCTCTGCTGAAATGACAACTCAAAGCATGATAATCCCATTATCTATCAACAGCTATGAACAAGTTAATAGCAAACCCAATTAGACTGATAAACACTACCGCTACAGAGACTGTCGTATAGATCCTGGCATTCATGGAACCGAACTTCAGATCCAACTCACTAATCCGTTTCATGTGATAATCAAGATTTATCTTCGCCGTTCGTAGATCGTGGCGGATTTCCTTGACCTCATTGAGCATCTCACCCCACTCTCTACCGCTCGGTCCAGTCCCATCAGGCACATCCTACCCCCAGCTCTGATAGTTCTCCGGGTCAATCTGATGGGGCTTTGCCACAAAGTCTGGGGTGTCGTTGTAGTCCATCGTCAATTCCGCACCTTGCTCGATATCCGCCACAGACTTCAGGTAGTAGTGATCCGGCTTACTGGGAACCCTCTCCATTCTCCCGTTCGGACTAGACTGATGGTTGATCAGCTTCCCAAGATCTGTCTGATCGTCACCCAACAGACCACCAGCCCGGAGACCCCGGACTAGATAATCCACTGCCTCACCAGAGGGGATAGGTTCTTTCGCAAACGCACCCGTGCCATGAATCTGAGAAGGTCCTGCCCGCCAACCCCTCATTGTCTACAGAAATCCAAGAAATGCATCATCCACTCCAAGAAGGTCTTACTAATAGTATTCTGCCCTGATCGGTCTCCGGGACTCATCTTCCTCGTCCGTACTCAGAGGGAGAAGACCACCCTGGCGAAACCTCAACAGGGCCTGGGTAGAAGAGTCAACCAAGTCATCGTGCTCACCAGAAGGGAAAGAGGCGAACTCCTCCACAACTTCCTCGGCAAATCTCGTGTTCGGTCTCCAGATGATGCCGGAAGAAAACATGTCCGCGACCGCATTGACCCTGGCAACCTTGTCGTTCCCACGCGACGGGGTGTACTCCATGACTGGAATCCCCATCGCTCTAAGCTCGAATATCAGAGGCATCCCTGCAGCCTTCCCCTCAACGATGAACGCATCAGGCTTCCACTTCCGATACTGATTCTGGGCTTCCTGCTTCAACGAAGGAAACTCAAGACGCTCCTTGAATGCCGCCAAGAGAATCAAGTTCGGAACCGTATTCCCATCAGGGCCTTCTTTGTTCCAAACACCCCAGGTGGTACATGCAGAGAAATCCGCTCGCTGCGTCTTCAAGAACGCTGTATCCCAAGACTGGATAAGGAACTCACAACTAGGAGGTTCTTCCTTCTCCCAAATCTTCCACCACTCTCTCTTCACAATCGCACCCTCCTCAGAGGAGGGATCTTGCTGATACTGAGCAGACCACTTCGATACAGGAAGCTCTGCCTTCAGCTTCTCAAGCTCTTCCTTCTTCCAGAACTGGGGCCAGAGGGAATTGCCGGAAGGGAGGATTGCTGGTAGTTGAATCACTTCCCATTCGTCCGAACCCGAGCGTTGGACGGAGGACCGTATGATTTGACCAGTTAGGTCACGCTTATGCCATCGTGTCATCACGATGACTATCGAGCCACCTGGCTGCAGACGCTGACGAGGACCTGACGTGTACCACTCATACACACGATCAAAGACAGCAGCATCGATACTCTGACCCTCCTGCTCTGAATGAGGATCATCGATGATGAGCAAGTCAGCACCTTTGCCGGTGACAGCCCCTCCAACCCCAATAGCGAAGTATTCCCCCTCATCACTAGTGTTCCAACGGCCCGCTGCCTTGGAATCCTGTCTCAAAGAAATGCCGGGGAAGATATCCTGATACTCCGGACTCCCCACTAGGTTCCGTACCTTACGTCCGAAACCAACTGCAAGCTCTGCTGTATGCGCTGTCTGAATCACCTTGCCGTCAGGCTTCCTACCCAAAAACCAAGCCGGTAGTAGGTAGCTGGCAAACTCACTCTTCGTATGCCGGGGTGGCATGTTGATGATGAGTCTCTTCAGCTTTCCCTCGGCAACTCTTTCAAATGCATCGGACATCAAGCTGTGATGCTTTCCCTCTATGAACGAAGGCCACATCTCTCTGACAAAATCCAGAAAGTTGTTCTGTATCCTGGATCTTTTCCTCCTCTCCTTCAGTTCGACTGCCAACTCATGGACTCGACCCAGTTGATTCACTGAGAGTCCTTGAACCGTAGAGAGAATTGAATCGATGTTGTCTATGTCCAACTTCATAAGAGAATGCCGGAAGACCTGTGTCCAAGAATCCTTATCTGTATGTAGGCGTAGCTCTAGCCGCCTTAGGTATAAGTAGTAGCTGGTAAGGCACTCACCTAGACACGACCAAGCGTCCTCGTCACACCCAGTGGCGAGGGCGCGTTCTAACCATACCCAACATAAATAACATCCACTGGCACTTAGAACATGTCAGGTATTGAATGCCGGGAGAATAGTGTCTAAGTCAGTTGGGTTACCAGAGACTGGTACGTACCATCCTAGTATAGCATACCCACCCCCTTGACAAATGCATGTTTTAAGCAAGTTCAACTCTAGTTAACTGATATCATTGGGGTTAGGACTATTATATTTGTAAATATGGTATATAGTGTAGGTAATATGTGGTGATATTGTGTGTGGGGAATACACTATGGGGCATTGAAAAAAATATTGGGGTGATATGGGCGGAATAGTATGTACTTATTCACGTGCGCCCGTCACTCCCAAGGGGGGTGGGGGGCGCTACCCCACTAGGCCTGGATAATCCTGTACCTCCGGGCACGTTCTTGTCCCTGACATGGGTAGCAGTAGTGATAGTGGTTGCTACGCAGACATAGCAAGCCTGTTCACCAGTGATAGGAACTAACATTAGTTGTACCTAACATTAGTTAGACCTAACATGGGTTACTACTGCTTATCCAACTGGGTTATAACTAACATTAGTTACTGCCACTGTCTCAGAGTGGCCTGCCTAACACTAGTTGCTAGGTGTGAGTGCATCACGCAGGGCCGCTTCGATCTCAGCGATCACCTCTGCGTCACTCATGTCCTTGTTATGCTCACTCACTTCCACTCTGTGTGACTCAGTGAACATGCCAGCTTCCTGACCTAGCAACTTCAAGGCAATCAACCTATCCCCTGCCTTGTCACCATCAGCTTCGCTCCATAGTCTGGCGCGTATGGCCTCACGTTCTCCTACGGCACGCCTAGCATGTTGTATCTCAATGGCTTTGCGTGCCTGATCCACGTAAGCCTGCACGCCTGGGTGCCTCCAAAGTTTCGATGCCTCATTGGCCTGGCTCTTCTTCTGCGCAGTACTCGTACCACTAACTTCGTATACATCTCTGTAAGCATCAGCCAGGGTCTTAGCTTTTCCTTCCAGCACTGACCTAGCAAAGCTCACTTGACGTTGGGTCAAAGCACTCGGATCAGACTTGTCCTTCTTCCCTGACATCACCCCTACCTCCCTCACATAACAACCCTGTCTCAGGTCTTACCATACTCACCAACCACTAACCAGCAGCGCACGCAGTGACCGAACACAGTGAGAAGTCTTAGGCCATTGCATCCGAACCCAGTGGTCTGTCTTGGGAGTGCCGCAGTGCAGTGCATCCGAACGTAGTGATGAGTGCTGGACCAGGCGCAGTGACTGGTACTGGACTGTACGTAGTGAGTGGTACTGAGCTGAGTAGTGATGGCTGCGATACGTATCGGCCCTGCGATGCGTGTAGGCTCTGCGGTGTATGTAGGCTCTACACTTGTACCTGTTGCATTGATGGCAGCCGTGCTGCCTACAGCCACTGCCATGCATCCAAACGTAGTGATGAGTACTGGCCTGCTGAAGTAGGGGCGCTCTACTACCACTCCCTGCGAACGCCTGGAGCGTACCTGTACCACTGCCTCCGAGACAGCTAGCAGGACTTGCTAGGTGTCAGTCCAAGGCTGCCAAGGATGCCAAGGCTGCCATCCATCTACATCATGAGACCTGGCAACCTTGATCATGAACATGTCTCACAGGCTCCCA